ACCATCGATTATACAAACGGCAAAATCGAAATCAGCGACTACACCGGCAGACCGCCGACCGCCTTAATCATCCCGATTTCTGTTTTGATCGGCGAAGAGTTCAATATTCTAAACGGCGTCACCTTCCGAACCGTCAACAGCCCACTACGCCCGTCCGGCTTCACCATTCGAGCTAAGGGCATCGATGGCACCGACTACACCGCAGCCGAAAGCGGCGACGGCGACATGACCGGAAACGCCGTCACCGGGGGCGACAATAACGTCCATTTGAGCGACGGTTTAGTCTCGATTAAATTTGCCGTGCCGATGTTGGCGAGTTCACTTTTTTACAATGCCGTTTCGTTCAAAAGTATTCCGTTGCAATCGAGCATTTTAGGTTTAGACCCGGTTCGACTACCCGCCGACGGTCGCGTCCCAATTTTCAGGGATGCCGATATTTTGGTTTTGACGCACACCCAGAAAGACGAAATCATCAGCCCCGTTGACGCAATGGTCATCGATGCAGGCCGCGAGAAGTTGCACGACGCATGGATCGAAGACAGCGCCGGCACACGATTAAAAGCCGATCAAGTCACCATCGACAAGGCCACCGGTACCGCGACACTTGCATCACCATTTAGCGCCGTCGACGACAGCGACAACGCACTCACTGGGCCATTATTTTTTGTGCATCGCATCGATGACATGGCGCTCTGTTCAGAGGCGAGAATCGACGGGCAACTGACGTTAGCCCAACCCGTCGCCCACGATTACCCCGCCGATAGTTGGGTCGCGTCAGCGGTCTATCTGGGCCATTTACAGGCACGAATTAAGAACCTAGTCAGTTACACTACCGATATTGGTTATGGCAACACCGGGATCGATACCGACGCGCAATACAACGACATTGCCTACCCGATTGCGATCGATAATTCCGGGTCCGTACCCGATCGCTGGATGATCAAATTTACCTCGACCACCAATTTCAGCTTATACAGCGAGGAACGAGGACTCGTCGCCAGCGGAACAACCGTCGTCGACTTTTCACCCGTCAACCCGCAGACAGGTACCCCCTATTTCACATTTAAAGCCGATGGCTGGGGCGCCGGCTGGAACCCTGGCAATTGCGTGTTTTTTGACAGTGACGCCGCCGCCGCACCGCTTTGGTTAATCCGAACCATTTTACCCGGCCAAGCCACCGAAACAGACGATCAGCTAAAAATTGAATTACGAGGGGATCACAACTAATGGCAACACCAACACTTTATCAATGGATGGATGAAAGCGCCCCCAACCCAACCCGAGCCAATGCGAATTATAACTCGGCAGTTAACTTTCTCGATATATTACGCGCCTGCCTGGTAGACGGATACGGCAGCAAACCGGGCGCAGGTTGGACACTGGAAAACTGGGACATGACACCGGAAAAAGAGCGGGCCGCATTCGGAAATGGTAACGGCATCATCGAAGTTATTTCGACGTCAACCGGTTCTGTCACCTATGTTATTCACGAATCCGTCAGTCAGTACGGCGTCGGCAACGCCTATCACGACGGAGCAGACCCGGCCTGTCACAGTATAGGCGTCGGCTCACGAACCGATTACAACGCCGATTTCACACCCGACAACACCAACCAAAGTTTACAGACTTACGTTGCCTACCTAACCAACGCAAGCATCAACCAAGTAGACTTAACGAGTACCTACGGGTGGCGGCTAGTCGCAACCGATAAAACGTTCATTTTTTGGTTGCTAACCAATCCTGATAGCAGTTCGCTCAACCTCCCAAACACCTATATGCATCTTTACGCCGGGGCGGTTCATAACGTACACCAGCCCCGCGATGCGGTGGGCAATTTTGTCGTAATGGCTCAAAATTACACGAATAGAAACAACTACATTTCCGGGTCAGGTGCCAATTCCGTTAACTTAGTCTGGTTGCTTGCGCTAACCAATCCATTTGGCGACGCATTACAATCAACCGATCAGATGGCAATGAGCGCCCGAAACTGTAGCCAAAGTATGTTTAGCCCGCATAACGCGTACATTCCCCATACTCCCTGTTATCTGTATTACAAAGGCGCGGCCAACCCCGACCCGTCAAATTTTTCTTACTTTTTCGGAAAAGCCTGCGGTTGGCGTCAATGCGTACAGACGACCAGTTACGACGCAATCCACTATTACGCTTATGAAAGGCTGGGCATACAAAACGAAGGGCAGCCGATCCTTAACCTGGATGGATATGACGTCCTATGCGTCAACCTTCAATCCAATAGCACCCGTGGGTATTTTGTATCCATGAACCCGGCCGATTGGGTGTAATTATGGGATTTTTTACAGACGACCAAGCCAGCGAGTTTCAACTGCCAGAAATACCAAAAAGAGAATACGCGCTTAATGTTATCGATGACGCCCCGCCCGTCGACGGTACGATCAATCTGTTAGCGATAAATGGCGCAACCCTGGCCGGAATGATTAGCGGTACTTTTCTTAAAACAATTCGACCGGGTGACACTACATTCACGCTTTTTGAACATTACACAAGGGACGTTCCATTCCTGCAGTTATACAGCCCGAAAAGTGATTTGACGAAAGCCTATATATGCACCCGGCTCGACGTAGAAAACGACGTCGAAGTAACGATCGTGGCCGTCGATAATTCCGGGACCGCAAGTGGTGGCTCGGGTATAACGGCAAAAGTTGCCGGTACTGTTGCGGTCGAAGGCGCACCGGCTGGGCGTCCGATTTTGATCATTAAAGACGACCCCGCAGGGCGTCAAGTCATAGCCGAAACCATGAGTCAAAGTGATGGCTTGTTCGATATTACCTATCCCGATTGGGACGGGCCAGTTATCGCAATGTCAATGGACTATTACGGGGAAAGCTGGGCGAGAATAACGGCGATCAATGCCGGGACAATCGTTCACCCGACGATTCCAAACGGTTACGTTTATGAAGCGACAGCCGCAGGCGTGACCGATGAAAACGAACCAACATGGTCAACTAACGAGGCCGTTATCGATGGCGGCGTCACCTGGAATCCGCGACCGTTTTATCGGCCCGTTGCGAGCGGTCCAATTCAGGGCGAAGTACTGACCAGAGAGTTACTTGTTTATCCGTCAGAAGCAATCGCAATGGTTGGCAGCCAGCAGGCGTTAGCGGTTGGCCTATCGGTTGGCGACGATGGCACCCTCAACAATTCAAACTTTTATGTCGACGCGCCAATTCAACCGAACGATACACGGTTCATTGTTTGGCAGGTACAAATCACCGCAAGCGATGATCAATTGATCGGCATCACCAACAAGATATTCACCGAGGATTTATATCTAGGACAAAACAATGCAGCCACAAAAGACAGCATTGGAAACTGGGCAAAAGGTAGAACCTACTTCAATCTAACCAGCTCCAGTGAAGACGCGATACTCACCATGGCAGCGGGTGACATAGTAACAGTCATTTTTAGAGCGGCGAGTAATGAAATTCACTTCTACGTCGGCGCAGCAAGTAAAGGCGGCTTTTTAAATTTAACACCTTCAAACCCGGCATTACCTTGGATGCCAGCCATAAGCGTTCGAGAGAATGGATCGTCTAGTTTCGTATTTGATAAAGACCTATTTACAAACCTACCGCCAACGATCGATTCCATGTTTCCGAATTGGGAGCCGCTTAAAAAAGAGCGCCCAGTAGAATGAGTTATCGGCCAGAAAATTTCGACACGATAGACCTCAATCTTTTAGGCAAACACTATCGACCAGAACCGACACTAGACATTGTGTTGGATTTCACCCTGGCAGTGGGCTTAGTCCCGTTGCCATGGGTACGGCCAACCGTTACGCGAACCTGGGCAGCGCCAATCAACAGAGCGAACAGCGCCGATTTTGCGATCCTTGGCCCTCTTGGAACGGCCATCGTGCGCGATCATTCGGCCCGAGCCAGTTTTGAACAGGCCATCCCGGCACCGCTGGAAATATCGGCACGATTCAACGAGTCAAAAGTAGCCGACCATGAATCCGGTCAGGTGTGGGACTACGGGCAACCAACCCAACAAAACCTTTTGATTCCATACCGTGAATCGAACGCACACGACCGAGTGCAAACGGCGCAATGGCAACCGGGAACGGTGAAGGATAACCGCGGCTTTAAAGCCTCGTTTTTGGTCGTCAGCGCCTACACCGATATTTTGCAAGCGATTACTTATTTTCACGTTGATCAATTCGGGAATCTATACGACGACTCGATCGCCCTGCAGCGGATCATTAACGCAGACCGTGGCCCGTTACTTTTGAGCCTGGCGACATTCGGCGAACCGTACACGCCGACAGAATGGAACGCCGTCGCGCTCAATTTTGGATGGGAAAAACCAAAACGCCCGATCGTTCCGCACGACCAAGCGACCGAGCTTACCGCACGACAAGCAACACCACGCGACAGTCGATGGCGCCTACCGTGGGGCGCAGGCGATACAAGCTGGCGAAACTGGAACCTAACCTATCCCGTTGAAGAAAACGAACAGGAACCCAACGATCCCGCCCCAGTACCTACAATCAGAACGGTATATCTAACCATGAACACACTTCAAATTATCGACCTTGCAACCAGTACACCGCTGGATATTAACGGCGTCAGTATCGGCCTCGATATAGATTCGCTTGCGTGGAAATTCAGCGGCAACCTATTCGGGGAAGGAACGCTCGCATTAGTGCAACCCGACGCCAACGGCATGAAAGACATCAGCGTTAGGATAAACGGTCATCAATGGATATTTGCGATCGATCGCTACACCAGCGACGAGCGATTCCCGACCAAAAAATTCAAGATCAGCGGCACCAGCCGAACGCAGTACATGGCCGCACCATTTGCGCCGATCGGCACAGCAACCAACACCGCAGCAACGACAGCAGCACAGGCCGCGAATAAAGCACTCGAAAACACCGGCTTTAGTTTGGATTGGTCAACGACCGGCGACGACGCCCTCCCCGACTGGCCGATCCCAATAGGCGCCCTGCGTTATCAAGACAAAACCCCCGCGCAGGTAGTCGCGCAAATCGTCACCGCCGCCGGAGGTGTTCTGATACCGGATCAGGCACAGGACAAATGGAAGGTGCAACCGCGCTATAAAGTCGCCCCCTGGCATTGGGACACCGCCGCACCAGACGCGAACGTCTACGCCGGAATGATTCGATCACGCAGCGGGAAATATGAACCGGGGCAGGAATTTAATGCGTGTTTTGTCTCGGGCGTTGAGCAAGGCGTTAGCGTCGAAGTACAAAGAACCGGGTCAGGCGGCACGAATCCAATGCCGGACATATTCGACGACCTAATTACCGACACACAGCCAGCCATCGCCAGAGGGCGAAACGAACTGGCCGCAACCGGGAACAAAGTCATTGAAACACTCAGTATTATTATTCCAGAGAGCCAAGCGGTCCCCGGTGTTTTGTTGCCCGGCCAATTGCTAAAAGTGCTACACAACGACGCACAGCAGGACTATATCGGCTTGGTATTAAGCAACAGCATCAGCGTAGCCCAAAGCGGCGGCGCAGCGGTTTATCAGAACGTGACCATTGAGAGGAACGCATAAAATGGCAACACGTAACCCATGGCTAAAATTCAAAGGATTGCTGCAAGGGAAAGGACGAACAGTTGTAAAAGTTATCAGCAACAACGGCGACGGAACAAGCACGGTCCAACTAAGAGGTGGTGAGCAGATTACTGTTGTTGGAGAAACAGTTGCCGGTGGGAAGAAAGCTATTATGAAAGATGGACAGCTTGAGTATGAGGTGCCGGATTTATCAAGCGTGGTAATTGAAATATAGAAAATTTAAAACTGCTAATAGGTGCCACTTAAAATGAAAAGATTACTTTTAATATAATTAAACATCCGCATGATCAAGTATAACCTTGATTAAGTGAATTGGATCTTTTTCTTTTTCCACCAAATACTCAGAATCAGAGTCTTTTTGAAGAATACCTTCAGGTGACATAGTACACATTGTTTTGTACCAATGATTGTAATCTGTTAATGAATTCAAATAACTTTCTAATTCCCCACCACTTAAAAAATTTGAAAACTCGATAGCGGCAAGTTGATGGTTTTTGAAATCTTTAGCAACTATAAATGAAGGTTCATCCCCATGTTTTAATTTCAGGATTGTTGGATAAAATGCACTTCTTAATTCCAAAGCAGCTTCATATTTCGAATCTACTTTACCATTACGAATTGCTACCTTATTACCGATGATATATCCACCTGTAATACCAACAAGAAGTCCAATAAAGAACATTATAATTCCAAACACTGTATTAAACCTACTTTCCTTTTATGTCTCTATTTTAAAGAGCATTTCTGAGCCAAGTGCTCATGCCCTCCACTTCTTACTTTAAGTTGTTACTATATAGGTTATCATCTAAATGACAATGATAAACAAACACGACAAAAATAGCACTACGATCTGAAAATTAATATGCTTAATAATCAATAAGTTAGCTAAAAACCAGACAATATTTACAAGGAAGTGGCTAGTTAGCTGTAACTGCCATCAGTAATTACACTAACGCTACAAGCAAGGTTTAAGTTCTAGCCTGTTTGCGATCAATGTTTTTAGCGAAACGATTTGCAGGTGACTAGAAGTGAATTGTCTACGATCTACAATTGGATAATGCAGCACACGTAAGACATCTATGATTGCTAAAGGTTAACAACGCTGTTTAGCTCTTTTTGCCGTCACAAATCTCCAACATCTCTTTTTCTGATATATTGTCTGGAGCAATATTTAGAATAATGCTCTCGAATGGAGCCTCAAGCGAACCCTCATTCCATGATTGGCTCAGTACCTCAATAACTCTGTCTTTTTCATCAATTATTTCCACCTTATAGTATACGTCCCAAGGAGTTGATGGATGCCAATCGATCCTGCTTCCTTCAAAACTATATAACATTTCAATTCTAACGTTTGTGATACTGGGGCCACTTTCATTTCTAGGTGGCATTAAAATCGGAGGGTACATCGCTTGTTTTCTTCTACAAAGAATTTTAGCGTTATCAGGATCTATAAACAGTGGCAATGAATATTGAGCAATTGGTTTTATTGCTGCGCCGTAATTAACTGAACTAAAGGGGCCCCTAATATAAATCCATTTGACTCTGAAACTTGTTAGAAGTATTTGTTCATCTGAGTTGTTAGATAAAATAATGTCATAATCAGAGCGCTGAGCTTCGCTCACTCCCTTAAGTGCGGATCTAACATATACGGGACTTGCAGCTATTTCTTCTGCGTTCACTGCAGGTACAATAAAACTTATTAATTTCTGCATTGAAATAAGAGCTGGCTGCACTAAGGGACTTATTTCGTCTTCCTCAATCGTTCCCTTCTCAACCTGTATAACTTTAGGTGTGGAAATGAAAGTCAAAACAAATAGGGCTAATGCACCTCCTGCTCGAACAACCAAGCCTTTAAGGTTCCAATCTAAATTAAGGAAGCCCGGTATAGTTGCTCCAATTACAGCGACTGCCAGGGACATTAATATCCTTGCAATTACGACTAAATTTGGATCAGCAAACTCTTGGTTTCTAATCAAAAGAAAAACCAATAGTGCTATCACACCAATAGAGGTGAAAGTTGCAACCTTGCGTTCAAAACTATTCAGTGAATGTTCGGTCAAATCAAATCCTCCCTCATAAAGATTTAGCAAGTGATTAGCTAATCTTTAATGCATAGGGTGAGAGAACTTTTGTTAACGAGTTCTTTCACCCGCCACGTATTAATTAATTTAGGAATGATTGCTTCACTCGCCTTCTAATCCCTTTTTCTCAACCTTAGCTTCTTCCTTCTTAGGTGCCTTTACTTCTGGCATAGGTGTTGATGTTTTGGTAGGTGGTAATTGTCGATTAATACGAGTTTGAATATCAAGCTCAACCGGTTTACAAATTTCAATTTAAGAGCAAATTTGCTTAACTTCCTTTATTCTAAATAGAGAAAAAATTTCGAACATATTCATGTCCAATTGGTACTTTTTTAGTATTTCAGAATTATTACTTACTACCGCTAAAACAATAGCTTAACAATCAGAATTCATCTTATGTCTTCATGAATAATCCGGACCCTTAAGTCCGTATATAGCTATACTCGGCATATATTTAAACCGGTCAGTATAGCCAAGTAAACACAGGTTTCTGAAACAACTTGAAGCTGCATTTCAATACGTAAATTGCTGTGAAATACATACCAGACTAAAGGCATTTATTCTTAAATATCAATAACTTAGGGAAAAACCACATCAATATTGACATGGCAGAGGTCTCCAGTTCAAATCTGGATAGTCCTACCAGAATTCTCCTTACAAATCAGGCGCTTACAAGCGCCTTTTTTGTGTCTTCGATTCAGCGTTTTGAATACATTTTGAGTATTTTTTGAATATACAGTAGCGCTCTATGCCTGCTGAATCAGCCCTAGCGCCCACACCATAAGACTCTCCCGATGCCACCCCTGATTTGTATATACAGTATTCAGACTTGTAACAGTACACTTTAATTAAAGAATCAGACATTTCACTTTAAATATCGAGATAGGTTTGGGTACATCAAATGTTAGGAAGCGATACATTTGTAGTATTAAATCGAATTTTGTTTGTAGTTTCGCAAAAATAAGAATTCACCCACTCATGTCCATATCGCTCTCCTAATAAAACATCAAGCTCCGGCAAATCATTCCGTTCAACCGGCTCTACGTCGTACAAAGTGTTGAATATTTCAACTTTTATCTTTTTACCTACAATACTTCCAAACAGCTTTCTGTTCTCTAACACAATATTCTTTAGTGCAACCTCTGGCGTTTCACCTAAACAAAATAGCTCTTTCTCTAAATCAGGTTTATTTATCATTGCGATATATTTCATTACAAGCTCCTTAAAAAAACACACTTACCTATACAAGTTATTATCTGAATCATGCTTTGCTAGGTAAGTGTGCTTTAATAGTTACTTCTAAACTATGCCTTTTAAACTAAGGGATTTAACTTACGCTGTCCTAACTCTCATATATACTTTTCATTTCAGAGCTAGGAACACCTTTAGTCCTGAGATCGGTAACTTGGTATCCACCAGCCCCTCCAGCTCTATAACTACTTTCAAAGAAATTTCGCATAGGCGTTCGCTTTATATCGATTGTCTTACCTGTCTCTTTGTCATACACAACAACAACATATGCAGACTCGCCTTCAGATGACTCTTCTAAATGCATAAAAAATGGAAGGTGTTTTTCATTTATTCCAAAGTGGGAATTCTCATCTGCATACTTACGCTTGACGTCTATATAGTAAGGCTTGTTTTTAGCCCATAACACGAAATCGATGTCGCTGAGAGTACCACGCTTATACTGTGCAAACATGTAATGATCGATAATCAACCTCTCAAAAAATGAATGCAACATTTCCTTCCTATAAGCTTTAAATACACCATGCATTTCCACTAAATGATTATACTGCCCATCCGTCAGCACTTCTTTTTTATATAACTTCTTTTTAGTATATCCCTGAAATACATCTTCTAAATTGAAATGAATATAATTCCCATCTACAAATTGATAACATGAAACTAAACTTGATATTTCTTCAATGCTGTAAGATTTAAATTCAACGTCTCTACTTCTTAGTACAAATATATTTCCTAAATAGAACTTTTTAATCGTCTTTAGGTATTTGTCTACTTCTTCATCAATTGCTTCACAAAAAAACAAGAAACAACCTTCAGAATTTATTGGATTTTCCTTATCTTGATACGGAATAAACCAACCGCCTGGGTGTATCTTATTTTCAGGAAATCGGTTTTTGTTTCCCTTCACATATTCATATTCACCGATTAACGATACAAGCCTATTGTGAACGGCATCGTCAAATGCAGTTGAAGCGTATGGACGTATCTTTTTTTTATCAGATTTCTTCCTAACTAAGTCATGGTGGACACCTGTAGCAAGTAAATCTATAAAGATTTTGTATTCATCTAGAGTTAAATCCGTCATATTCCCTTCCAGTTTCATTGATAAATTCATCGAGTGACATTAGATGTTCCCTAATATCCTCATGAAATTTTTTATTATTTTTTCCATTAGGAACAACTAGCTTCACGTTTTCGCTCCGCATTTCCTTAAATTGATTTAAAGATACACCTTCTTGAAGAGTAAACAGATGTATTACATTTATTTTTGATGCTTCATTTAGAACCTGTCGCCAACGATCCTTAACCGTTGTCTTAACAGCCAGCATTCGAAGCTTTTCAGATGGGAATTCTTGATCATGGTAAGCACTGCAGTTTGGAAAAAGAAAATCTGGTTTTTTATTTCCCTCAGTCACACATTGAGTTCCAAAGTTGACCAACCCTTCTTCCTTAAAAATATTCTCAAGGTGAAGCTCCAACGACCTTCCTGAACGAGATTTCCTTCGATTTAGGATTGAATTTGCTAAGAAAATGAATTCATCTACATCATGAAAACCGTTTCTAATAACCGGTATCACGTGAGATGCTTCGACGGATTTAAACAAGTCAAATTCTTTAACTCTCCGCTTTAGAATCCTTTTGTCTGGGGATAATTCGGAATAGAAGCCTTTTGAAAACAAGTAATCTACAATTTCTTTTCCAGTAGGAAAATTAGTATTCCATTCTTTGGGATACGACTCTTCATTGAGTGGCTGCCTAAACAAAGGCCCACTAAATATGGTTTGGCCATTTTCATAAATAACTTCGCCTGGCTCAACATTTCCAATCATGCTTTCTAATAATTGCTCTTCCCCGAGATGCCTACATACCCAAACTCTCAAATACTGGCAATCACTGGCTCCGTCAGCTTCAAAAGCAAATACAGCAATGGAACCTGTACTTTCATGATCTTGTAGTGGGCTATAATGTACTCCGTCTTTCCAACGAGTAATTCTCTTTTCATTACGTGTTTTCTGATTATAGTAAATGGCTCTAAGCGTTTGCTCTGGTAAATCATGTGACTCAACCGTTGCTTTGAAAAAACTGTCCGGTTGAATCTTATCTGGAGTCAAAGAGGGGAAAATGTCACCTAATACAGATTTAGGAAAATAGATACCTACTTGGTGGCCTCCTGATGCACCTGTATCGTTAGCAGATAGCCTTTTAATATAGATTCGATACTCTTGTGAAGATACTTCGGCAAGCCAATCGGAAAAGTCCATCATCAACCTTTCATACAAAATAAAGATACAAACAAAGTGAAACTAAGAAATCTTTTTGACTATTTTTTCAATAATCCAGTCTTTATATCGACCATTGTTCACTTCACATTCCCATATAATTATCACACGCCAACCTAGTTTGCCAAGTTGATTAGTTACAATCTGATCCCGGGCGGTATTCTTTTGGAATTTTTCCAGCCAGTAGTCGGTTCGTGATTTGGGAGTGTAGGCATATTTGCAGCCAGGATGGTGATGCCAAAAACAGCCATGTATAAAGATAAGTGTTTTGTACTTTGGGAGGACAATGTCTGGCTTACCAGGGAGGTCTTTTCGGTGAAGAGAATATCGAAAACCAAGCCCGTGAAGGAATCGCCTGACCTGCATCTCAGGCTTGGTATCTTTGGACTTTATAGCCGCCATATTGCGGCTTCTTTGATCTTTAGTTAGGCGGTCTCCCAAAGCTCCCTCTGCTCAGGCTCGTGATGCTTAGCCTGCTCCATTAGGCTCAAAATATGTGGTTCCATAATTCGCGAGATTTCTTCAATTACCGGCACTACAACCGAGTTCCCAAACTGTCGATAAGCCTGAGTATTGGAAACTGGAATTAGGTGGCTTTCAGGATACCCCATCAATCGAGCACACTCTCTTGGTGTCAAACGTCTTGGGTTCTTTCTTCCGCCTCTGCTGACAAGAATCTCAGAACCGTCTTTATGATATCGAGCCGAAAGCGTTCGTGCGATATCATTCTCTGTAACAAGACCGAAACCAAAACCATTTCCTGCAGCTTCGTGCTTTTTCTTGTAATCACGAAGATACTTCCAAAGTTTCTGCGTGATTATAAAATCCTCAGCCACCTTAGCATCTTCACCTTCAGTAAAAGGACTTTCAGGCTTCTCAGTGCCGTTTTCCGGATGAAGTACAGCCTTCATCGTCACGCTGCCAGGCTCAGGAAGGTTAAAATCATCCCATGTAAAATCAGTATCTTCACGAAACCCTACCATAAAGATTCGCTGACGCTTTTGTGGCACAAAACCATCTGCACTGATAATTTTATAGTGAACTTTATACCCCAACTCTTCCTCAAGAGTCCGACGGATGATCTCCATTGTTTTGCCTTTGTCGTGACTTGCCAAATTCTTCACATTCTCGAGAAGAAAGGCTTTTGGCTGCTTGTCCTTTATGATCCGGGCTACGTCAAAGAAAAGCGTCCCTTGAGTCTCATCCTCGAAACCATGCTTTCTACCTAGTGAGTTCTTTTTGGAGACACCGGCTAGCGAAAAAGGCTGACATGGAAAACCTGCTAACAGAACATCATGGTTAGGGATCAGCGAGGTCTCAACCTTACTGATATTACCTACGATCGGGTGATTATCTTTAAAATTGGCTCGATAGGTCTTCTGAGAAAACTTGTCCCATTCAGATGTGAAGACACAATGACCACCAATCTTGTCAAACCCTCTTCGAATCCCCCCAATTCCCGCGAACAGGTCGATATAAGTAAACTTTGAGCGAATACTTACAGGTGGAAACTTAATACTGTGAAGTAACTGTTGAAGGCCGCCCTCAACCTGTTTTTCTTTAACAACAGATCCATCTTTCAACCAGTTCTTAAGGGTTTTAACTGTAATATCGAGCGCCTCAGCGATCTGCTCTTCACTTAGAAATTCGCTGATTTCATGTAGTTTTTGTATCGTATCCAATCTGGGTGACCTATTTGAAATTATTTCCATTTTTATTCCCGCCGATACTAAATTAAACTTAGAAGATGTCAACAATTATGTATATTCATACAGTATTCACAGCGACAACTCTGCTGCGCAATCGGTCCAGATAATGTGCTGGTCGGTATAGTGGTCTGTCATTTTCATCGTTGTATGGCCCATGAGCAGATTGACATATTCATCGGAATACCCCGACTGCAGATAAAGGGCACCTCCCAACGCTCTGATTCCATGGAAGGTCGGCTTTTCCTCTGTCGGCATAGCGTTAATTTCAGGAACAACATCCCGTAACTTCTCAAACTGCTTGCCGACATAATCGCCGCGTATTTGAGTCCAGTGCTTTTTGTCCTTACTTCTTACTTTGCGTTTTGGCTGGTGGTGAATAATATAAGGTGATACCGGCATCATTTGCCTCGCTTTACGTATCTGCTCATCAAGCTCACGCCCTATTTTAATTCGGAGAAATGCCCTTTCGCCGTGCTTCTCAGTTTTCTGCTGGACAATCTTCAGATAATTATCTCCCGACGGCGCTTCCTCAATATCATCAAAACGCATATCTAGCAGATCACCGCGGCGCTGTATCGTAATGAGGGCAAAGTCCATCATGAGCTGCAACCATTCTGGCGCTTCTCTTCGTATAGCATCAAACCATTCTTTCTTAAGTGGTCGCCGCAGAACTTTGGTATCTTGCTTTGGTGCAGTTAAGGTTGCCGCTGCAGGGTTGCTACCTTTATAGAGACCCTTTGCGATCGCAAACTCAAACAACTTGCTTAGCGTTCCACGATGTTTAACATACGGTGAACCTTTGAAATTAGAATCAAGCCATTCGGATAGTACTTGAACATCGATATCGGTTACTTGAAGAACACCTAACTCAGATGAAATTCGGCTGATTCTATAGTTCTCGTTTTGCAGAGAGCTTTCTGCCAGCTCAAGCTGATGTTGCCTCTCTTTTTGATACCTTGTACAGAGTGCATCTATAGTGTTGCCTTTCGGATCAAGAATCTTCTGCAGTGGATCTGCCAGCATCATCAATCGCCTATTTGCTCGGACAGCGACTTCTATCGCCTTTTCACGAGTAGCAGTAAACCCAGTTCGCTCACCCGTCTTTGGATTTTTATAAACCCAGTAACGCTCACCTTGCGGATACAAGTAAGGGGGTAAGTCTTTGTTTATACCCAATCGCTTTTTCGGTGCCATCTACCCTACTACCTTTAAGCCGCTTTTCTTTTTACCCGAACATATCAGATCAACAATATCGTCGACGTCATTTGTAGCCGGACGATTACTCTGGCTCAATTCGGTGATGTTAACCATCCAGTTTTTACCATCTTTAACACCAGGTATTTCACCTCGTTTAATACGATCCTGGACAGTTCTGATTTGAGGTGCGCTACCAGGCGTGTAACGCAATTCAATAAATTCCCTAATGCTCATTAATTGATCCATTAAATCGACCTCCAAATCTTGCTACCTAATTCAGTCAGAGTTAATAATAAGTACTTACTCATCCGACGACCCTCATCTTCATTGAGCGATTGTACTCATCGATTACTTTTTCCAATTCATCGAGTAGATCGCTAATAGTTGCTTGTTCGCCTTTGTCATCTAACCATTTTGCTCGCCAGATCAATAACTGCTGGTGGTCTAAAATCGCTTGAGTTGTGCAAATGCGATTAGGATTAGATTGGCGTGGTCTGACTCGACTTATTAATTTAGACATAGCCATTTCTGCCTATACGAATCCGGTAATTAATAGATGAACGTGTCTGACCGGAAGGTTTTCGAAAAGGCTGATCATTTGCCAAAGAGACTGTTACCAATGTTGCGAAAGTTATTACCACGCATAACAACCCTTCGCTGGTGGCTTTAAACACGGCTTCGGTAATCTTACGAGCATTAAGTTTATACAGGATATTACGCATCGCCCCTTCAACGGTCCGATGAGAAACGCCGTATTCTCGAGCGACCTCTTTGTTGCTCATTCCATGTGCTCGACCAGAAAGATAAAGAAGCTCTTTTGGAGCTAATGGAAGTGCATTTATCTGTGTGGATGGTGTCATATTCGTACCATTTAGAACGATATGGACTGATAGTGCTATAGCCCAATATGTTCTGTCAAGCACATAATGTTCTTTTTTCTGAAGGGTCTATTACCGTTTTTCAGACACAAAAAAGCCCGCTAGTATGCGGGCTTAGTTAAGTAATCGTTAAATATCTAGCAATACAAACCATTTGCGATATTTCTTTCTATTTTTGAGTTGATTGTAGATCTTCTAATTTCATGGAATCCGTTCTTCGCCCAATAAAAAACCGCTAATAATAAGAATACGGGTAAGAATAATGGCTGCCTTAAAATTAACAACTTAGTCATTAAAAATATCCCTCGCATAATAAATACGTTTAATTCATGGGAATTAGCAACTTCATCTTCAGATTCTGAAGACTCTGGTAAAAACAAGAGATTCACCGGAGGTTGTTTATTAACTTTACGAATATGCGCTTTTTTCATACCCCAAAATACAGCATAAAAATCAAATTCATGCGCATAACGTAATAAAGAGTTTAAAACTGCTCTTGCATATTGATATTTAGGGTCATCAAAAGAAAACTCTCCCTCTACTGCCCTTCTAAACATCTTATCTCGTTCAGTGAAAATCTTATCTCTATAATAATCTACTACATGATCTGGCCAAACTTTAAACATCAAGTAAACAAAAGCTGCCAAAGCAATATAAAAAAACGGATTAATGATCATACATTAAAGGTCCTCAGGATTAGTCTCCCCTCGAATAGTTAACTCGCTACTACTTCGCTCAGGATCAAATCTGTCTTCAAGAAACTTTATTTGGGCACTTAAAGCCTCAGTTTTGGTCAAACGGAGCCACTTCTCTCTCCTATATAATATGTATAGCACAATTATTGTAGAAAATAATACGCCATAAGTAAGTAATTCGTCATAACGGTATCTATCTAAAAATAGCTTTTCAGAGGAAAAACTACTTTCTACAACAGCAACTAATGAGTCAGTTTCATCACCGCCCCCGTTTAAACTAGCCTCAGCAGAAAAATTCACATCAATAGCAGCATTAGTTTCCTTACCTGACAGTTCCTTTATTGACATGAAAGCCATGAAAACACAGGCCACTATGGCAACATAAGTAACAACGTGCTTCCCTAAATTAACAATCAACTTCATTTTTTGGAAATTGGGATCTTCTACTGAATCCATTTGCTACCTCAATACCGAATACCAAAACACCCTACCTAAAACTTTTATCGCATTTGCCTCTTCACCTTTAACGCTTTCAATAGGATATTCTGCTTCATTAAACGACTTAAATCGGAAGCCATCAGGCAATCTATAAGCGACTCTTACTTGAATTAGGGCGCCATTTTGAACAGCGTAAATATCTCCATCTTTAATTGAAACTGACTCAGAATCAACCCCTATTATCGCACCATCAGGTATAACTGGAGACATTGAATTCCCAGAGATTCTAATACACACAACACTTTGAGGATCCACACGAAGGTTTGTTAGACTACTCTTAGCAATTTTTATCTGATTTTCTTCAGTAATATTTAGATGACCTTTGTTGGCACCTAAAACTACTTCCTTTTCGGTGAAAAGCGGAAATACAATATCGTCACCAACACTTAAAGCTGCATTAACTTGATTTATTTGGTCTTCTTCACCTCCGAACGCTAGCCAAGCAGCGTTCAAACCCAAAACTCTTGAAATTTTTGATACTTCGGAGAAGCCAGGCTCTCGATAACCACTTTCGTAATTTGAGATTCTTTTCTGCCCGTTTTCCCAGCCGCATTTAAACGCTAGGTCACCCTGACTTAAACCAGCTTTGATTCGCGCTGCTTTGATTCGCTCACCGACGGTATTCATAGCAATCCAATTAAATATGCATATTTGTTCTATTAAAAGCCAAAACGTTCTACTTGCATAAGTACGTTATGTACTGTTAAATAGCCCGATACGTTCTTTTTTAAGAGTAGATATGAACTCACTACTTAAAAGCTACCGACTAAAAGCAGGCATTTCTCAATTTCAGTTAGCCGCAATCGCTGGCTTTTCCGATGGCCAACGACGCATTAGTCATTATGAATCTGGAAATCGAAAACCAGGCCTCACTGATTGCCGAATTCTAGTCTCGGCTCTCAACTCCGCCGGCGTTCCCTGCACCCTCGACGATGTATTTCCCCCAACCCAAGAACACCAGAAAGCGAGTTAATTGAGTATTCGGCTTGGGTTCTCTTCAAATGAATCACAGCAACAGTGTGACATCTGTAGAGAATTCTAAAAGCCGTATAAACACTTTGTACAGACAACCAGTAGTGGCAATTCAAGGAGTATTCCATGCGATCTGAACAACGAATAGAAACCTTGCCAGTAGACCATCCCAGCTTTAACCCACCAGCTAACACACGCGAATTTATCCGGGTTGATGTTGTAAAAGCCTACAGAATGGGGCTAACACTACAGCAGGCCTCTGCCCTTTCAGTCGTCCACCAGCTTATAAAATACAAGTCAGTAGCCAGCACTGAGTTTAAGGGCAATTGCTGGTGGTATATCGATGGTCAGGCAATTGCGGACTTTTCTCCGCTGGTGGCAGGCAGCCCGCACACCGGCCTTCAACATCTTCTCGTTTTAAAACTCAAAGGGCTCATTGATATCGATGAGGTAATGGATCGCACTAGCCTGAAAATGATTGTCCGCATTAAAACCACGGTATTGCTTAGAAAAGGCTCGCTATGAGTAACATGCTTTATACGCTCGTTATCAATCAGGTGAAGGCTTTTGAATGGGAATTGAATCTTCCACAGGCCGCAATATTTGCGGTGGTCTATGACGCTATGAGCTGGGCTAATACGGTCTCGCTCGACGGCGGTGTTTGGTACCACCTTAGTAAATCCAAGATTTGCAGTGAACTGCCTATCGCAACAGACAAACCTGATACGGCCTGGCGTCATCTGAAATCCCTCGAAAAGAAAGACTTAATTGAAGTCACCAGCTTGGGTAAGAGAACGCTTGTTCGGCTGACGGAAAAAGGTCAGGAATGGAATCGATCAAAACTTCCGGCGACTGAAGGAAAATCCACAACACGGAAAAATATCCGACCTACGGAAAATAATCCGAGTAATGGAGATAAATCCAACGACGGGATAAATATCCCGAACGCGGAAAATAATTCATTGGACGTCGGAAAAATATCCGACCCTACCTCGGAAAAATTTCCGACAGATGATTATACCAGTAATACTAATTACCAAGATGAATCTAAAACACTTTGCGCAACCGACTCTGACGAGCCGGAAACGCGAAACTCAAAATTTGAATCCGATATTGATCAAACTTCGATTCAAGAAACCAACAATCCCTACCCCAAGGAATACATAACTGCCAAAGGTCGAAAGCTCCATGGTGAAAACCTATTAAACTTCGATGAATTCTGGGAAACCTTCAACTACAAGAAAGACCGTGCCAGGGCCGCGGATGCCTGGTTAAACATATCCTGGACGCCGAAAGGCAAACTGTTTGCAGCTGAACTCAATCGGGAGTTATTTCTACAGATCATCGTCGGTGCGGCCATTGAAAGAGCTCAACGTGATCTAAAGGTCCAGACGGGCCAATGCCCTATTTATCCGGAAGCCTGGCTCAGTAGACGACGCTGGGAGGATGAAGATCCGGACCTGGCCGCTCAACACGAAGCCCTACGCAATGAATGCTTATCTGTGACAGACCTCAATCCTCAAACGAACCGTGAACGCATCAGAGCAAAACTTCGTGATGTGATGAGCACGGACTGGTAAGGACTTTACGACTATGAAGCAACCCAAAATCAACCCGAATTTCAACAAAACAGGCTGTTTAAGTATTGGCGAATATGTCGCTGACATAGGCTGCCCTGAATGTGGATCAAAGATCCGGATGTCAAAGAATGACGAATGCGCTTCTTGTGAGAAAACCAAAAAAGCAAACAGTAAGGCAGCCATCGAATTCAATGCCAAACGTCGAAGCCTGGATCTGCAGAAGGAAATTAACCAGATCGAAAAAGAGTTTCAATACGACCTGATGGAGTATTGATATGAATGAACGGATCGTGGCAATTGATCCCGGTACCGATGCCAGTGGCGTGGCTGTTTTCACCAATGGAAAGTTAACTGAGCTAACGATGATGAATCTACCAACGCTGGTGGACTATATACAGGTAACAGACGCCCATTATGTTATTGAAAATGTGGAGGCAAACAAATTCATTTACGCCCGCAACAAACACCCCAGTCAATCGGTAACGCTGAAGATGGCTCAAAGCGTCGGCCTGGTTAAAGCAACCGCTAGGCATATCATGACGTTTATGACCTGGCACAAGAAAGCATACACGCCAATTAAACCCACTCCAGATAATTGGGGAACAATGGATGCCGAACAAGGCAAACGGGCGTTACAGACGATGCTGGGTTGGACAGGTGAAAGCAACAAAGACACTCGCAGCGCGGCATTTTTTGGGAATCTCTATATTCGCCAGCTAACTCGCAAAGCTCGAATTAAACCGGTCGTCTGAATGAAGCTATCGACTCCAACAGGTTATCTGAACACTGCACCCTGTGGTCACTGTAAAGCCACCGGCCTTGAACCACAGCGAGCGCCCTTACTGTGCTCGATGTGTGGTGGACTGCAGTTGATTAATCCCGATGCCGAAACAGAATATGACCTGATGTTTAACGATCATGACGCACTACGCATTGCAATTAAGTACCTACAGGCGAAAGACCAGATAATTAACCAGCTCAGCCAGAAGGTCGAAATCCTCAGCAATCGTATAAACAAGCTCCAACCATTAATCGATCAGCAAATCGCATCTGAATTGCAGGAAGCCGTGTACCCCAAAGAACTTACTCGAGAACGTGCGAAATTTGGTCAAGGTGGCTATGGGGACTGAAACTTGAAGAAGAATGACTATCTGGAAAATCGTTTGGAAGAATGGGCTCGTTGGGCGATCGGCTGCTATTCCATTGCCGGACTCAACTATTCACCCGTTGCACCAGGCTTCTCTGAATCTATTAAAAGCGATCGGACGCCGGTGGTCAGTGACGACCGAGAAATGGAAATTGAACGAGCGATATCAGCACTGGCCAAGATTGATCAAACAGCCGCAGATGTTATAAGAGCCGAATACCGAGCCCACCCAAAATATGGTCACGCCCACTATGAAGACAGTGGAAATGACTGCACTCGCACCCACAAACAATTGGGAATCAGTGAACGAACATATCGTACGAAACTAGACAAAGCACAGACTGCCGTCTGGGTAGCAATTCGGATGTAAATGGCAAAACATTTAAATTAAATTACCCTGCTAAAACGACAAGACCCGCAGTAATTAGAGAAAAAACTGCCGCATTTTTATATGGACTTTTCTCACTCGGGGTTAGAAGTGTAGCAATGGATAAGGCACCACCAGCTGCTTTTAAGGCATTGTTATCGCTAGTTGCGGCAATTCCAGCACCCAAAAGAACCAGCAGATATTTCTGAATCTGAACGCTTTCTTTTTCCAAACCATGAACTAATCGAACAAAATGCTCACAATTCGAAGCAAACAAATCGTAAGGCATACCAATATATCTTTCCGCCATCAAAACAGCTGTTTCAGGTTTAGATCCAGTAATGTTGCTACTGAGTATTTCTCTTCCACCAGAAAACTCATCGTATGATTCGCGCGTTATTTTGAGTCTCTTTTTGGAATTATGTATGACGGCGCCATTTCCATCCGCGATACCGTAATGAGAAAAAGCTCCTAAATCGATTCTGAGAGTCGTTCCTGCTGGGTACATTTTAAATCCTACTTAATTATTTATAACAAACATATAAGGTATAACACCACTTTAGAACAATAAAAGAAAAAGGATACTGTATTTAGACCTTCGGTATCCATCTAATAAACTATTAGTCCATGACTTACTTTTTACACTATTCTTTGCCATGCCTACCTAAATTGCGAACACCGATGATTCAAATTTTCATTAATTAATGCTAAATTAAATTATAAGGATCTAGTGTTATTTTAGTTTCACGCATATTTGCAGACCAAAATGCACTTACTTGACGGTCCAGTACTCCTCGAGTCAAGACGAGAAGTGCGGGGTTGTTCTATTTGAATGACCTAGGGAGGCAGGTTCATATTTGAGCCTGCCAAGATCCCTAATAAAACCATCATGAATAATACTTATACTCTTTCAGCTAATACCCCTTTACATCTAAGAACGACTCCGAAAGATAGCTCTGCAGTTAAAAGAATTCAATTCGCAGACATGTTGCCGGCTGTTGTACAGCACCACTTAGAAGATGGAAATTCAAATTGCTAATATATATTAAATAGTTCAGTGTTAATTAAATCTCTATCTTTTAGCGACTAAATACTACATGAAAATGAAAGTAAGAAATAAAAATCGAAAAAATTTACCCAACCTTCAATTATTCCTATGGGTAATTGGTATTCTTTCAGCTCTACCAATACTACTGATAGTTCTCCAGTATAGGTATAGCTTCCCCGGAGAAATCACATTGGACCATGAAAAGTGGGCACAATTTGGAGATTTCTTTGGCGGCACATTAAATCCAATTCTCGGATTTCTCAGCTTCATTGCATTACTAGTAACAATCTACTTCCAACGTCAAGAAATTCAATTAACAAGAATTGAATTGGTTAAATCTACTGAAGCTCAAAAGGAATCAGCTAATGCTTTAAAAGAGCAAGTTCAATTTACAGAGATTCAAAAATTTGAAAATACATTTTATTCGATGTTAAGTCACCTGCAGAAAATTGAAGAATCAATCAATATTTTAACCAACCAGCGAGAGCGAAGTTCATTTTCGCTATTATTGAATGAAATCGATTATCTTAAAGTCATAGATACTGAGGTATTGAGAAACAAACTAAACTACCAGTTTGACAGAGGTCAAGATCAATACTTTATATTTTTATATCAGATTTTAAAATTTGTTAATGAAAACCTACCAAGGGATTGGCAACTTTATAGAATCAGAGAAGACTACGAAATGGATGTCAAAAACCACATGAAAAGATATACAAATATCGTACGAGCTTCTATATCTCAAGACGCACTAAAGGTTTTGTTATTACGCTGTTCTACTACCTCAGAAGATGATTTATTTTTTAAATATAGAAATTTACTTACCGATTTCAGATTTTTCGAGCATTTGAAATTTAGAGGTAACGGAGAACTGATTGGCTCTATATTTGAAGCAAGTCTGAACTATCATAAATGTGCTTTTGGAAACAGTCACTATCTAAAGGAATTCGAAGACGCCTTTCAAAAACGGAAAAAATGTATTTAGCCTCTTTTTGAAGTTCTTTGTTAAGGTTCTGTTCAGGTTCTTTAGGTTATTTGTTGAACACTGATTCATCATGTTAACTGTAAGGATGTAAGCCATGTTCGACCTGTTTCAAATGCTCAAGCCCAAAGTAGAAACGACTCGAGAAAAAGCCCTATCCAACCAAGTCGATCACCTGGAGTTTGAGTTAGCAAAAGCCCGCCGAGAACTCGAAGCCGCCAACATCCAAAAATCTGATATCAAAGCACAGTTTGAAACCCACCGATTGCGTGACTACCCCGCTGCTGGCAGCTGGGTGAAAGATGTTTCAATATCTGATTTCTTTAACAGTAAATTCGAAAACCCTGTTGAATATGTTTTAGCCGATGTTGAAGCATTAGGCTACGACGTGTCTGCCGCCTGGATGGTTCACCGCGCCATGTTAGATTTAGCCAAGCAACATGAAACCGGTGTAATTGAAATTCAAAATATGGTAAATAGGCTCTCGAAAAGCCGTGCAAAATTAAACTAGGAGATTTAATTGTTCAATATCATATCGAAATATTTGTCACTAATAGGAATTGCGGGTTCACTAATAATCATCGGATTCCAGCTTTTTCGTTTTATTTCGCATTCGTAATTGAATAGAACTGGCAAAACGAAAAATACTTTTGTGACTAGTATTTGACCACGGCACCAAATCTGTTATACCAGTCCCCAATGTGGGCGAAGTGCCCAAAGATTCCAAAAAGCCTGGCTAACCGCCGGGCTTTTTTATGCCTGGAGGAAACGTGGACACAGCTGAAACATCTGATCGACGACATTGGCATGTTGATAAGAGTGTCAGCGTGGGTCACATCCTAACAACTCTGCTCATTGCTGTTTCAGCGTTTAGCTGGGGTTCGGCTGTTGATCAGCGTGTTGCTTCCAATGCTCAGGCTATTCAATATTTGTCTGAATCCATCAACGATACCAACAGCCGGTTTGATACATATCGATCCGATATCCGGCAAGACCTTCGCGACATAAACGCGAAGCTCGATCGCATCATTGAGAGCCAAGGCCAATGAATATTAAATTCATCGCTATCCATTGCAGCGACTCTCCAAATGAGCGTGACGTTTCCGCTGCAGACATTCATCGATGGCATAAAGAAAAAGGCTGGGATGGTATCGGATACAACGAAGTCATCACTCGCTCTGGTGAAATTCAACACGGTCGCCCGCCTTATTGGCAAGGTGCTCATGTTCAAGACTTTGACGGTGATGGCATTGGAGATAATTCAGATTCCATTGGCATCTGTTTAATTGGTCGTGATGTATTTACTGATGCGCAGTTTTATTCACTCACAAAATTGGTAAATGAATATCTCCTTATATATCCAAACGCTCAAGTCGTTGGCCACTACCAATTAGATTCTCGAAAGACCTGTCCGAACTTTGATGTACAAAGCTGGTGGACCACTTCAGCAAAAAAGCCTCAACAACTCCGCAACACAAGGAACTTCATCCAATGAACTGGAGCTTTCTAAAAAAGACAGTGGGTAAAGTCGCACCGGTTGCAGGCTCTCTATTAGGTGGCCCTGCTGGTGGAGCGGTCGGTGGTTTAATTGCTTCAGCATTAGGTGTTGAAGCAACACCTGATGCCGTGGCTAATGCGATTGAATCTGACCCCGATGCGGTATTGAAACTACGCCAGGTAGAAACTAATCACGCAGAACAAATGCAGCGCCTACAACTTGAAGCGGAAACTGCTCGTTTATCTCAAGTGAATCAAACCATGCGCGCAGAGGCTGCTGCATCAGACCCGTTTGTTCGACGCTGGCGCCCAATGTTTGGCTATGCCGTTGCGTTAACTTGGGTGGTACAAGCCAGTGCAATCGCTTACGCCATGGTGGCTGCTCCAAATAATGCGGCCAATATCATCAACGCTGTGACAGCACTTACCCCGATGTGGGGCATTGCACTGGCCGTGTTGGGCATCAATGTATCTAAGCGCAGCCAAGACAAACAGGTTGCTGCCGGCCAGCAACCGTCTTCCATTCTCAACCTATTGAAACGGTAGAACATCGAATGCCTCGTAGACCACAACAGCCGTGTCGAGCTCGTGGTTGTACTACACGGCATCGAAACAAGCATGGTTATTGTGATGATCATATTGCGTTGGCTACAGGCTGGCGACGAAGCCACCAGCACACCAATGCAAACAAAGAAGGTTACGGCAAAGAATGGCGTCGATTACGCATCGAAATATTGATTCGAGATGACTACCTATGCCAAGAATGTATGCGAAACGGAATCATCACTGCAGCCACTGACGTTGATCACATCACGTCTAAAGCGAATGGTGGTACCGACCATCCAACTAACCTGCAATCGCTTTGTAATCCTTGCCACAAAGCCAAGACCATCGCTGAACGCAACGGCGGCGGGTCAAAAGTTCAGAGCCTTTAAACGTTCGATGGTCCCCGCAGTCAAATTTTTTTAATGTCAAAAAACACATTTTTGTTTTTGGGAGATTTAGGCACATATGGGCAGACATAAAAAACCCTCAGCTCTGAAGGTGGTCGGCGGTACTGCTCGTAAAGATCGGATGAATGCAAATGAACCCGAGTTCGATCAGCTAAAGCATATCCGCCCTCCGGAAGAAATCGAAAACGACCCGGTCGCCGTTGGTAAATGGAATGAACTCGCCGGTTCACTGGATAAGGCCGGGGTACTGAAGACAACCGACAAAGATGTACTGATGCTGTATTGCAAAGCGTTCTCCAGATACTGGGAAGCACAAAGTGATCTCGACGATAACGGCCTGACCATCATGAACTTCAACACCGGAATGCCGTCACGTAATCCATCAGCCATGGTACAAAATGAAGCGGCTCGTCAGATGAACGTATTTGGTTCAAAGCTAGGACTGGACCCGGCAAGCCGTCAGAATATTGCAGGCAAAGACAAATCTGTCGGACAAAACCGTTGGGCTGAATTCGACTAAATGGCCGCGTTCCACAATGTTAACAAGGCGAACAAATATGCTCGCGATGTTGTGGCCGGTCGAATCGTTACCTGCAGGTTTATCAAGCTGGCATGCCAACGGCATTTAACTGATCTCGCACAGGAGAAAAACAAGAAATACAATTACCGCTTTGATCGAACTAAGGCGGAGAAAGCCTGCAAGTTCATTCAATACTTGCCGCACACCAAAGGCGAATGGGCACAGAAACGCATGCTCATTACATTGGAACCCTGGCAGCTTTTTATAATTTCATGTGCCTTTGGATGGGTCGTTAAGAAAACCAAAAAGCGTCGCTTTCGGGAAGTCTACACTGAGGTCCCTCGGAAAAATGGAAAGTCTGCAATCTCTGCTGGCGTCGGTGTTTTTGCGTTCGCTGCCGACGGTGAATTTGGCGCTGAAGTTTATTCAGGCGCATCTACAGAGAAGCAGGCCTGGGAGGTATTTCGCCCCGCTCGTCTGATGTGTTCACGATCACCGGATATGCAGGCTCACTTTGGAATTCAGATTAACGCATCGAATCTCAACCGCCCTGAAGATGGCGCCAGATTTGAACCTTTAATCGGAAATCCAGGTGACGGTCAAAGCCCGAGTTGTGCCATTGTCGATGAATACCATGAACACCAGAATGATGCGCTATATACGACAATGCTCACAGGTATGGGAGCTCGCAGTCAGCCATTGATTTGGACCATTACAACCGCTGGCTACAACGTTGATGGCCCCTGCTTCGACAAACGTCGCGAAGTCATCGACATGCTCGAAGGCACTACACCGAACGATGAAATATTCGGCGTTATCTACACCATCGATGAAGGTGATGACTGGACTGATCCCGGGGTATTAAGAAAGGCTAACCCAAACTTAGGTGTGTCTGTTCAGGAAGATTACCTGATCAGTCAACAGCTACGGGCGAAGAACAACCCTCGCTTTGTTAATACGTTTAAAACAAAACATCTGAACATCTGGGTCAGCTCTAAGGTCGCTTTCTTCAACATGGAACGCTGGAAAAGCTGCGAAGACGATACGCTCGACCTGGAAGAGTTTGAAGGCAATGACTGCGTATTAGGTCTCGACCTTGCGCGTAAACTCGACCTCAACAGCATGGCAAGATTGTTCTGGCGAGACGTCGATGGAAAGCGACATTACTTCAGTATTTCACCCCAGTTCTGGGTACCAGAAGACACTGTTTTTGATAATGACAATCGCCGACTGGCTGAGAAATATCAGAAGTGGGTTAACTCTGGCCACCTGAATCCAACCGAAGGTGCCGAAATTGATTTTCGCGAAATACTCACGGCCTGTATGGAGGCCAACAAAATTGGTCAGGTCATCGAATGCCCTATAGATCCACATGGCGCTACTAACCTCGCCCATCACCTGGACGACGAAGGTTTAACGCCGGTCACCATTACGCAGAACTACACCAACATGAGTGACGGTATGAAAGAACTCGAGGCAGCGATCAACAGTGGTCGGTTTCATCACGATGGTAACCCGGTGATGACGGATTCAATCATGAATGTGGTCGCCAAATACATTCCAGGAAATGACGACGTTATGCGCCCGATAAAAGAACACACTGACAGCAAAATAGATGGCGCGGTCGCCCTCATTATGGCCATTGGCCGTATAATGGCCGGTGCTGAAGCCGACTCTCAACCGGAGATAATTTTACTCTGATGTGGCCCTTCAATCGAACCACTAAACAGTTAGAACAACAGGTCATAGATGTTCAACATGAGTTGGCTAACATTCAAAATTGGTCACTCAATGATGCTGAAGCTTTTGATGTTCTCACTAACGGAATTACATCGGCCGCCGGCGCAGCGGTAAACGAAAAAACAGCCATGAGTGTTGGCGCAGTCTACGCTTGTGTTCGCCTGATTTGTGGCGCGATCTCAGGACTGCCTTTACCCATTTATCAAAACACTGAAAAAGGCCGAGAGAAAACCGATCACGAATACACCTGGTTACTCAATACTGAAAGCCACCCGATCTGGCTTGCGACATCATTCTGGCAATACATCATTAAAAGTAAACTACTGCACGGCGATGGCTTTGCTGCCATTGAACGCAAAGGGGCTCAGGTCAAAGCACTGATCCCTCTAGATCCACGATCGGTTGTCACAGAAAAGCGTGATGGTTACCTGATTTACTGGGTCTTCCCGAACGAAGGTGAACCGTTTTGGTTACACCAGGATGACGTTCTTCACTTCTCCGGTTTAGGGTTTGACGGTGAACGCAGCTTGTCGCCGCTGAAGTCAGCCGCAAGAGATGCTGTCGGCCTGGCATTAGCAACGTCAGATTTCAGCAGTCAGTTTTTTCTAAACGGTGCGCGTCCGGATTTCGCGATCATGGCCGACCAGAAACTGACCGACGATACTATCCGCCAATTACGAGCCTCATGGATTGAACGACACAGTGGCCAACAACGCCATAAGCCTGCAATTTTACCTCAAGGGCTGAGTGTCAAAGAATTATCCATCAATGCGGAAGATGCTCAGCTTCTGGCATCACGTCAATTCCAGGTAATCGATATTTCCCGAATATTTGGTGTCCCACCTTTCATGATTGGTGAAACGGATAAGACCTCCAGTTGGGGGACCGGTGTTGAATCCATGGGGATTGGATTCGTGAAATACACGTTGAAGCCACATCTCGATGGCATCGAAAAGGAACTCAAACGAAAACTGTTTCGTCGAGGTGGCCCTAATGAACCCTATTTCGCTGAGTACACAGTGGATGGCCTCATGCGCGGCGATTCAAAAGCGCAATCTGAATACTACGGCAAAGCTCTGGGCGGTTCGGCTGGTCCCGGTTATATGACAGTCAACGAAGTTCGGAAATTGCAGAACTTGCCGCCGGTGGATGGCGGTGAAAAATTAGTCGAATGGAGCCAGAAAAATGCCCAGACAAAAACTCATGAATAAACTGCAGAATCTGTTTGCAGATAACCGAACAAAAACTCGGGCCGGTATACGTGTTCATAACAGCGAAGGCGTCAGCACCGTCTATTTATACGATGCGATCGGCGGATGGTATGGCGTAACGGCCGAAGACTTTGCAAAAACACTTAACGAAATCGAAGCAGATACGATTCACCTGCGCATCAACTCTCCCGGTGGCGATGTGTTCGAAGCACGTGCAATGCAAGTCGCTCTTAAACAGCATTCAGCCAAAATCATCGCTCACATCGATGGACTGGCTGCATCTGCAGCAACCTATGTGGCACTGGGAGCCAATGAAGTTGAAATGGCCGACGGTGCCTTTTTCATGATCCACAATGCCTGGACGTTGGGCATGGGCAACGCCAATGACTTTATCGAACTGGCCGACATGCTCAGCAAAGTAGACGATTCAATTGCCAAAGATTATCAACGTAAAACCGGTGTTGAAAATCAGCAAATTAAACAATGGATGGACAGTGAAACCTGGTTCACTGCTGCCGAAGCCAAAGAGCACGGATTTATCGATCGGGTATTCGAAGAAGAAGAAGACCCCGAGAATCAAAACGATTGGGATTTATCGGCTTACGCCAACGCACCGGCCAATCTGACTGAAATCAAAAAACAGCACCAAAATGATCAGCAGATCAAAGCTCATAAAGAAAAACTATTGCGCCGAATCGATATGCTCGACGCAATCGCCAGTTAGCGGGTTCCCGCTAAAAACCAAACCGCCAAATGGCGGTTTTTTTATGCCTATCAAATGAGGAACAACCCATGAAATCGATTCAAGAACTGCGGGAACAGCGCGCTGCAAACGCAAAAACATTGCGTCAGCTGGTAGAAAATACCGCTGAATGGAAAGACGAACATCAAAGTCAGTACTCTGCTCTGGAACAGGAGATCAGCAACATTGATGCGCAGATTGAACGTTTCCAAAAGGTCATGGACGTAGAAGCATCTGAAAAATCAAACATTAAGAATCGTGCCGAGCGTGACGGAATCAGCACCGACGAAGCGGAATATAAACAGCATCAGGAAAAAGATGTCTTTGATGCCTGGTTGCGCGGCGGACGAAATGGTCTGAACCAGGAGCAGCTGCAATTTGTCGCAACGCGTCGACGTGAGATTCAGAATGCTCTGGGTACCGGCACCGGTGCCGAAGGTGGCTATCTGGCACCCAACGATTATGCCAAAACCGTCCTTACTGCGTTAAAAGAGTATGGCGGTATGCGCGAAGTCGCCACCGTTATCCCGACGGAGCGCGGTACCGAACTGCCCTACCCAACCTCGGATTCAACTTCGGACAAAGGTGAACTGGTTCCAGAAAGTCAAAAGGTTTCCAAATCAGATCCGACATTTGGTACCAAGTCGTTGTTCGCTTATAAGTTCAGCTCAAAAGTCATCACCGTACCGATTGAACTTCTGCAGGACAGCGTGATCGATCTGGAAGCCTTCATTCGTAATCTGATTGTTGAACGACTGGGTCGCTCCACCAATGAGTACTACACCGTAGGCTCAGGCACAGCGCAACCCGAAGGAATTGTTACCGCATCACTGTCTGGAAAAATTGGCACCTCTGGTCAGACCACCACGGTCTCCACAGACGACCTGCTTGACCTGAAACACTCGGTCGATCCGGCCTATCGCAAAGGCGGCAAAGCCGGCTGGATGTTCCATGACCAAACGCTGAAGGCCCTGAAGAAACTGAAAGACCCGAGCACCTCAAAACCAATCTGGATGCCTGGCTACGACATTGGCGAACCCGACCTGATTGATGGCAACCCATACACCATTAATCAGGATATGCCGGAAATGGCACCAAGCGCCAAATCGATTCTGTTCGGTGATTTTTCAAAATATGTCATCCGCGATGTTATGCAAATGGTATTGCTGCGCTTTGATGATTCCGCCTACATGGAATATGGCCAGGTTGGTTTCCTGGCCTTCATGCGATCGGGTGGTAATCACATGGATATCGGTGGTGCAGTTAAGCACTATCAGAATTCAGCCTCATAATTAAAACTAAAACAAAACTCATTTGTTTCTGCGAACATGCATGATGATATAGATAAAGTTTTATCAACATGCATTTTTTCCGCTTCAGTTTTATAGGTATATTCAAAAAATAAGTTTAAGAATAAAAATAAATTAATTAAGCAAAAAAATTTAAAAAATCTTCTATTAGAACTTAATTTCTCGTCTTTGGTGAAATAACAATTCAAAATTTTAACAACAAATCTTAGAACCACTTTTAAGTAGTTTTCACCGGAACTAGTTATAGGGCTAGTAGTGTGAAACATTTTTCTCGCTGTGCTATTTCTCATTATCTAATACTCAATAAAAGTAGACGCAAGCATTATATGCATCTTTAAACACCTAAATGGGGCAGATTTATCATTGATAAATCATGAGGTATTAATGAGACTAAAGTTACTACAAATTTGTTAGTTGAAATTTGGAAACACAACCATTGATGACCATTTTTTTAATATTTAAAATTCGAATTATTCTTTTAGAGTAAATGTTACTGATAGGTCCGTATAAGTTATCAATTTACAGAATACTGAAAACACAACAAAAGCCCTGGCATTCACCGGGGCTTTTTCGTTTTAACTACGGAGAAAAAACATGGCAGCAAACAACAAACCAAAAACAGACACCGCCGAAACGACTCCAGTTCTGGCGCTCGTCGACAACGCGTCATACAAACTTAAATGTGGGTTTGTCTACGCTCTTCCAACCGACATTGCTCAGTCACTGAAGAAGCAAGGCATTGTTGATGACAATGAAAAAGCCATTGCCGGCGGGAAAAAAGTTTCTGAACCGAATACCGATTCGAAATCGGAGCAGGATACCGACTGATGCTCATCACTCTTGACGAGCTAAAGCATCAGTGTCGCCTGCCGGTAGAACATATCGTCGAAGATGATCTCTTGATGATACTGGCGAAAGCGGCAACTGATGCTGCAGAAGCTGACCTCAATCGAAAACTCTATTCGGATCAAACTGCTCTGGATGCTGACGCAGATGCGCCAGTCAATGCCATGGTCACAACCGAAGGTATACGAGCGGGTATTTTAATGATTGCTGCAAGTCTGTATGCGAATCGTGAATACGAAGTAACGGGTACCATAGTGTCCTCTTTCAGCCGCACTTTGGACTACCTTTGGGGTCCTCATCGCTGGTACGGTGAAGTCTGATGCGAGCTGGTCGTCTAAATCATCTGGTTACCGTTACCAGTAAAGAAGACACACAACGGAGCCACTGGGTTGAAGTTATCCAGTCTGTACCCGGTAGATCAGCGTTACCGGAAGGCTTGGAGTTGTCGGAGCCGGTGGTACTGCGCCACCGCAACCTACCTCCGATTGAACCTGACTCTTGGGTTTCATTCAACGGCCGTCTTTGCCGTGTCAGCTGGACGGGGCCAAGCGAAAAAGTCCGCCACGCATTTGAATCTGTCTGCTCCGAATACTCAGGCCAACCAAGTACATTCACCCCATCAATTGGTGCACCATTTTCGATAATCGCTTTCGTCGAACGTAATGTTGAATACATCGGTGAAGTTGGCCGAGTTGCAGAAACACGCCACCGAATAGAAGTACTTCAGTGTCAGTTTTCTGGAGCACAACCGCAATCCGGAGATCAGCTACAGATTGGCAGTGAACGATATCTAGTCGAGGGGATTGCACCTGGCATAGATGACGGTGTGCGTTGGCAACTGGTTGCGTCATGAGCGGCTTTACGATCGACACCAGTCAACTCAATAGACTGGGCAAATACCTCAACGCTTTTGATTCTGAAATACGAGAATCAGCACCGAGAGCTGCAAACAAGACTGCAACCTGGTTGCGTACTTTATTCGTAAACGAAGTCGCCAAACTCGGGCCGAAAAAAGCGCTTGTACGATCAATGACAAAGATTGTAAGAGCCAAACAGAATAAACCTTATGCCTTCGTCCGACCGTCTGGTCAACGCCTGTATGCCAATTCATTTACTCAGGTATCCATTGAGCAAGTTGGGTCCAACGCAACGCGTGGCAGGATAAACGTTACCGGCTTTCAGAAGACTAAAACAGCCATTGGTTTCGTAAACCAAAAAGCTGAAGGCAGCTCAGCCAATGGACTTAGAACACGTACAAAATCCAAACAGCTCACTACAGCTAAACCGGCACTGAGTTATAGCCCGGCGATGTTGTTTCATGATTTTGTTGAGACGCACTCAGACCTTGAAGATCAGATCTATTTAAAACTGACCGCACATTTCGAAGATACATTAAGCGAGGCAATGAATCAGCGATGAACAATCCCGCGATACAAATTCGCCAGTCATTAATCACGACTCTCAAGTCAATTCCAAATCTTAGTGTATATAGCGGTAAGCCGTCGGATTGGATTAACAACCCAGTGTATCCGGTGCTGATTATGGAGCCCAAAAACGAACGTATTGAGCAGATCAGCACTCCCAGAATTAAGTACAGCCGGAGTTGGTCAATCGAAATCATCATCGACCAGATCGATGCTGAAGACGCTTTAACTCTTTTACTTCGGGAAACATTCAACGCACTCGGATTGGCCCAACAACAGCCGGGGTTCGCAGACGCAAGGCTCAGTGCCAGTGATGTGAATTTCAATTTATTTATCGAGCAACAACCGCAGTCCAGCGCTGTATTCCAGCTGACTGCCACCTTCATAGAGTAATCAGGAGAATCTTATGGATATTGTTTCATACCTTGGCAGCGGCCGAATCTACCTTCGTGAACGTGGTACCGCAGATCCACTATTACCGGTAGGTAACTGCTCTGCATTAAATTTCGCGTTTGAAGAAGACAAGAAAACCCTACCCGACCATCAAAACCCCGGTGGTGGAGTAGCGGACTCTGTAGCCCGTATTACCGGTGCCACTGGTAATCTGACTACAAACACCATCAACTCACGCAACCTTGCCCTGGCTTTACGAGCGGACATTTCAAAAGTTGCGAATGTGTCCGTTGTCGATGAGTTGCATACCAGCGCGGGTATCGGTGGCGAATTCATTCCGTTTGAATTTCCTTGTGATAAATCAGTACCCCTTACTGTTAAAGACTCAGCTGACACTGAATTAACAGTAGGCACCGACTACGAAGTGAGCAACGGCGGCATCATTGTAATCGCTGGTGGCGGTATCGATGATCAGGGAGTGAAGTTGTCCTACACATCGCTTGGATCCGATGTCGTAGAAATGCTGACCAATTCAGGTAAAGAATACGAATTGCATTTCGATGGCCTGAATGAAGCTAACTCGGGCAAGGCCGTCCACATTGTAATTCATCGTCTTAAGTTCAGTCCGGCTTCAGGAATGGATTGGCTGGGTGATGACTTCGCCGAGTTGCCGCTTGAATTCGATCTGCTCTCAGATACATCGATCGTAGCTGCTGGTAAGTCTAAATACGCCAAGGTGACCTTCACCAACTAATTGGCTCGGGGCTTTCGCCCCACTCTTTTCCCTTTTATCTGAAGAAAACTCACTATGTCTGATGAACGTCTTTATTCATTAAAGCTCGGTTTAGATGCCACCGCGGGTGCAAAAAACATACGTCAGTTCCATACCCTGTTTAATAAAACGCTTAAGGACATGGGCGAAAACTCACCGGATATTAAGGCGTTTAAAGAGCTTGCCCGACAGGCGGAACAAAGTGTCACTGCATTGGACGATGTCGATCAGGAGATGGGCGACCTGGTTCGAAGCTACAACAAATTAAAGGCAGAGGCTGGAGCGCGTGACAAGTTAAAATTCATTCCCGATAAGGAAATTGAACGCCAAATTACAGCCGTTCGAAAACACTTTGCAACATTAAAGAAATCCGGGAAGTTATCAGCCTCCGAACTATCACGGGCCTATGCGGAAACAGAACGACAGATCTCTTCACTCCGCAACCAGACAGAAATCTCTGCAGCTAAAACTGAATCCAGCCTGACGCGCTTAACGAAACGGGTTGGAGGATTGGTTGCCGCCTTTGTCGGACTTCGTCAACTCGGCAATATTGCGACCAGTGTCTTGCGAACTGGCGACCAGTTCGAAAAACTCGACAAACAGTTGACCGCCTTAACTGGCAGCAGCGAAAAAGCGTCAGACGCGCTGGACTGGATTAAAGAATTCACTTCTAACACACCATTACAACTCGAACAGGTGACCGAGCAATTCGCAAAGCTCAAAGCATTCGGGCTTGATCCAATGGATGGCTCACTGCAGGCGATCGTCGACCAGAACGAAGCTGTCGGCGGTAGCTATGAAAACCTGCAGGGTATTGTCCTCGCATTCGGTCAGGCGTTTTCGAAAGGCAAACTGCAAGCTGAAGAAATGAATCAGCTGATCGAAAAGACTGTTCCGATCCAATCACTATTGGCCAAGACGTTGGGCAAGTCGACCGCTGAAATATCCAAAATGGCCAGTGAAGGTAAACTGACTCAGGATGTCATTTCTCGGGTTTTACAAACCATGGGGGATGCTAATTCGGGCGCCGCGGCCGCCAACATGAGCACCATGTCCGGCTACGTCAGCAACCTCAAAGACGAGTGGACTTCATTCCTAAATGAAATTGCTGAAGCCGGTATTCTCGATTCGGTAAAAGATTCCTTATCCGGATTGTTGTCTCGAATTCAAGAACTCAAACGGGACGGTACACTCAGTAAATGGGCACAGCAGATTAGCAATACAATGGTTGCCTTTGGGGAATCCGTTAAGACTGCCGGATCACTGCTGATTCAGTTCAAAAATCAATTAGCGCTGTTAGGAAGCCTTTTTGTCAGCAGCAAAGTGTTGGGTGGAATTGGAGCTATGTCCGGCAAACTAGGTGAACTCGGCCTACGGTTCCGTCAAACCCAAATGGACGCAGAGCTCAGCGGTCAAAAAATTAGAAAGCTGGGGACGGTATTGCGTGGGCTCCCTTCCGTGATTCCGATTACCCTATCCTTAATCGGATTTAAAATAGCTTACAACGGCATTGAAGCGATAACCGAAAAGATTGTCGGTCTAGAAGCTGCCGAACAACGACTTGCCCAGTCAAAAGCGGAATATCTCAATGTTAGCTACAACCTAGCGGCAGCGTATCGACAGGAAGCTGAAGCCCTCGGTACTGTCCGCGACATGGAATATCTGTCATCCGAACAGTTAAAAAAACTGAGTGCAGAAGAACGAGCGTCCTATGAACAAAAACTCACCTCTATTCAGCAGTACCTGGCGCTCAAAGTTAAACAAGCTGATGTTCAGAAAGAGCTTGGCGACGAACTCAGCACAGAAACTAAACGCGCCATAGAACTCTATAACGGGCATAAATCGGCACTGAAGGAACTGACAGATGCAAATGAGTATGTCGCCAAGGCTATGCGTAACGGAATCAGCGTTGAAGCTCAACAGGCCGTTGATCATTTTCACGAATTGCGTGACAGCGGATTGAGTACAGCCGATGCATTAAAGACCGTCGGTAGCAGTTTAAACCTATCCAATATGGATGATTTGCGAACCTTTAACGCCCTACTTAAGGATATCGAACAGACCGGAACCGAATTGTCCGATGATCTAAAGCAGGCGCTCGGAGACATCACTGGTGATCTCGATATAAATCGACTGCGTGAATTGGAAACCGTCATCAATGCCACGTTCAGCAATGCTGAAGATAAAGCCAGGGCACTAAGTACAATTATCAAAGTGGGCCTAGAAGATGAGCTGGGTCGACTTGGTCTGAGCTTCGAAGAACTCGAAACCGGTATTGATGCGGCTGGCACTCAAGCGGTTAAAGACTTTCAGGCAGTGGTTGAAGTCATTCGACAAACCGGTACCGAAGCCGACATTGCATCAGAGAAAATCCTCGAAGCCTATCAGTCTGCCCTCAACAGCACCGACGACACAGAGGCCATCAAGCAGCTGAACGAAGAATTAAAAAGTGCCGGTGATGAAGGGCTGGTAGCCGGTGAAAAAGTTAAGGAAGCATTGAGTGAGACCGCTGATTCAGGTGAAGAAGCGGGACAACGAATTAATGCTGCAGCGAACACGGCGACGGACGGTTTAAAAGAAACAGAGATACAGGCAGACGCTACATCGGAAGCCCTCGAAACCAGCGCTAACAAAGCTGCTGAACTGGCACGTATGGTCGGCGAGTATTTAAGTTCAACGGCTGAAGAACTCGCTCAACTCAGCCAACAAACTGCGAACATTTTTGCCGGCAAAATGGGCTTAGAGATTCAACCGGTTTTGAACGATGTTGATCAGTTGAAGGAAGGTATTCAACAAGCTCAGCAAGCCATCATCAATGGCCAGACGGACATGCTGACCCGAGGTATGGATACGACGGGTCTCAACCAATTTGTCAGTCAAATCGGCATTGCCAAGAATGAAGCGGTCCTTGCGTTTAATCAGCAGAAACTCGCCTACCTCGAACTCGAAGACGCCATCAACTCAGGTGACTTGACCGGCAACGAACTCATTCGAGCCGCCGAAACCGCAACCAATCGATTCAACCTTCTCGACAATACCGACCTGAGAAACCTGGAACAAAGCATTGCCAATGCGCGTCGGGAAATGGAAAGCCTGAATGACAGCGCCGCCAATACTCTCAGTAATCTGCAGAACGAACTCGACCGCCTTCAGGGTAACACTGCCGCTATCGAAGAACGCCAGTACCAGGAAAAGAAAGCCGAACTGCAAGCGGCTATCGATCAGGCACGTGCCGCTGGCAATGCAGAAGCTGCCGCCAGTTACACCGAAGCATTACGTGTACTTGAACAGATACAGCGTGAAAAAGAACAACAGCGCAAAGACGATGATGCTGCTCGCCAGAAACAAATCGAAGAAACCAATGCTGCAAAGTCATCAAGTTCAACACCGCAACCGGCTCAAAAAGAAACGCCAGGTCAACGAGTGGATTTACGCCTACCCAATGGACAAACCGCGAGTTTGACCGGTGACCCGGGCGATGTGGAAGCACTGCTCGATTATTTAGCTGAAGCCCAACTGAGTACGACGGAATGACACTAGACGACATTGACATTACAAACCTTTTATGGACAGACCAATACCTTTGGTCATCCGTTCAGCAGGAAAGCGAGCGCAGCTTAACCGGCGGTCTAATCGTGCAGGAAGGGGCGAAGCAATACGGGCAACCCATAACCCTTACTAATTCCTGGCTACCGAAATCAGCCATAGAAGCCCTAAAGCTGAAAGAAGCACAGCCGGCGCTAGAAATGGCCTTAACTCTCGACGACGGCACGACTCACGCCGTCATTTTTAATCGATCCCAAGGCGCAGGCGTTGAAGCCCGGCCCGTATTCCCATCAACCAACGCTCCGAGCGATTGGCAATATGAAACCACTATTCGTCTGCTAACCATTGAGCCGGCTCAACCGTAGGAACCCCCATGGCAATAACTAAAACCGACGTTAAATTGATGCAGCCCGAGAGACTAACCGACAACGACGACGGCGGCGGTTCAATGACCGGCCTTCCTGTTATCGACGGTGAAATCAACAACCTATTCGAAGACGCCAGCCGCATAAACCGAACCTATGGCAACGTATCCATGAGAAAGGCGTTTTTAAAAATCGACACCGCCACCGCCGATTTATACCTCGACGCTCACGCCATCATTTCGGCACAGCCCAAAGACCCAAACGTTAGCGGTCTGTTATTCACAACAGAGGATTTTTACGACGAACGAAAGAACAGCCGCCAGCGAGTCGAAGCATTCACCATGGCCGGAGCGCGAACCGGTATCAAGTTGCGTGGTAACCAGAACAAAGGGCAGCAATCGATTATCTGCTTTTCCGGTAATGGATCCGTTAGCGCCCCCGCCAGTGGTGAAACCTACATGCTGCAAATCGGCGAAGACATAACAACACGCCAGTTTGTGAAAGTGACCGACGTCACCGAAACAAACGAAGTTTTTACCTATACCCAAACCATCGGGCAAAACATCGGCGTTAAAACGTTTCCGGTTCGTCAATGGATCATCGAATTGTCGACCGAATTAGAACGCGACTACCCGAACATTGACCCGCATCCTTGGAAAACGCAGCTAACTTTTGTTCACGACACCAACCCGAGCGTATCGTCGAAGTATTACGGCACTTCACAGTTAACCGAAGCGATCGCCGCCGGAGCGACCAGCATTAACGTCAAAGAAACGTTTTCGCCCATCATTCCGACAGCATCGAGCGAAACCGCGCTTATTGATCAAAAGCCAGCCGGTTTAATCGATACATTTATCCCAACCGGCACACCAATATCACTCAAATTCAATACGACAAATAATGTTTTGTATTTTCCGACTGGCATCTTGCCCGGATCAATTACGCTAACGAGTAGCGGTCACGAATTTAAAGACAAAAACGAGCGACTAGAACGCGCCGACGCCTCAGTGATCGCCTTCGAGCAGGTACAGATCGACTACGTTAACGGCGTCATTCAGCTATTAGAAAACAGCTACAAATCAAGCAATCAAACAATCACCTACACGCCGGCAGCCGTGCGAACGTACATACCACACACCGGGTCGATTCATATCAGCGACAATAACCGGAATTTCACCTACGTATTGCAGTTAGAAGCAAAACCGGCCCGGCGATCGTTCCAATTGAGTTACCAGTATTTAAACAAGTGGTACACGATTCACGATGACGGCACCGGCAATTTACTCGGTACCGGATCGGGCCAGATCAATTACGAAACCGGTTCCGTCGCCGTCACCCTAAACGCACAGCCCGACGCAAACAGCGTGGTTTTTTATCGCTGGACAGACGTCGACGACTTCGACGCCGGGGAAGCCGAGTCATTCGTCGGTAACACGCCGACCGTTCTCAACCTAAAACAAAAGGACATTACGCCGGGAACAATAGCCGTTACCTGGACACAAGGCAGCGTGACAAAAACCGCGACCGATAATGGCGCCGGGGCATTGATAGGCGATTCCGCCGGGGGCGTAGCGTATGAAATGGGACAGGTCAGAATAGACAACGCAAACCCGGACAGCGGCACCGACTGGAATATTACCTACACCTACAACCCGCCAGCGCAAAAACAATCATCGACTATAGCGATCGCAGCCAATACCAACCGCGCTAACGTCACCTTTGCACTACCCGCAGGCATCAAGCCCGGCACGGTCAACTTCACGCTAAAGACCCGATTCAAGCGGAAAGCAAAGCGCCTGTTTGAGTCCGATCTCGTCGAATACAAGGAAACCTCTTTGCAGTTTTTCGATGACGGCGACGGCAACCTATGTTTTGACCTAACCACCATGGAAGCCGTGGGAACCATTAACTATGCAACCGGGGCGGCATCAATTACCGGTACCGCCATTTTAAGCGATAAGAAAAAAACCAAAGAACGGTGGGAAGTCTAAACATGTCGACAATGAACAACAGCTACAACACCGAGAATCAAACCATCGTGCTAACGACTACGACGACCGAAGAAATCGCCGCACAGGATATCGTCGTCAGATATGTTTATGATTCCGAAACGCCAGTCGCCGAGACTGAAACAATCACGCGCACATCGTACAAATGGAAATTCAACCTAACGGAAAATGAACCCGTCGTCCCGGGTTCCGTGATTTTAGATGCCAGCGGCGAGTATTGGTTTGACGACAGTGCTGGCCACATCGTGCGAACGTTCAGCACCGAAACCGGCGTCGGTACCACGATCGGC